AACCAGGAGATATTATTAAATTTGAAGATTTCCGTCTCAAATTTATGGTAGATGAGGATTTAGAGAATTATATGGAAATTCAGAATTGGATGAGAGGATTGGGATTCCCAGAATCATTGAAACAAATTTATGATTTACAAAGTGATAATACTTATATTAAAAATCGTAATGGAACTAACCTAAATATATACTCAGACGGAACGCTTCAAATTTTAAATAGTAATTTGAGACCAAATTTTCAAATAAAATTTTATGATTTATTTCCCTATGACTTAACAACTTTACTATTTGATGCAACAGAAAATGATACAACATTTATGTCTGCAGAAGTCAAATTTAAATATACTTATTATGAAATAACGGACAACAGCGGAAATCTTTTATGAATTTAAATGAAATACAAACTATGTGGAATCAAGATTCCAAAATTGATATTGATAACTTACAAGATGAATCATTAAAAATATCATCATTACACGCAAAGTATTACGAAATTTATAATAATCTACTTCTTCTTAGAAAAAAACAAGAACAAGAAAATAATAAATTATTACACGAGAAATATGAATACTATACTGGAAAGGCAGATAAAGAGGTATATGAACAAAATCCCTATGATAAAAAAATAAGAGATAAAGACCACCTAGAAAAAACATTGAGTGCAGATAAACAGTTAGGAGACAATAAACTCCAAGTTATGTATTATGACACGATGTTGAAGTACCTAGAAGATATCATAAAGATGATTCATAATCGTGGATTCCAAATTAAAAATAGTATTGAATATATTAAATTCACAGCAGGATTTTAAATGTCTGATGTTATAATATCTAAGAAGAATGAGGTTTTCATCAAGCTTGAATGTGAACCTCATGTACTATATGAACTAGCACCATTCTTTACATTTGAGTTGGAATCGGCCAAGTTTATGCCTCAATATAGAAGCAAATCTTGGAATGGGGTAATACATTTATTATCAACTCATACTGGAGAAATTTATGTTGGTCTTCTAGATAGAGTAATTGCTAAACTAAAAAATCTCGGATATACCTATGAATTTAAGTTTAGTAAGTTTTATGGACTTCCATTTGAAATCAACGAAGAAGTCTCTTCTGAGGGCGTACAGGGCTATATGCGGGCGATTATAGCTAAGGCTAGCAAACCATTTGAACCTTATGATTATCAGATAAATGCAGTTTATGAATGTTTGAGATATAATCGTAAGACTATTGTTTCTGCAACCTCTTCTGGAAAGAGTTTTCTAATTTATACGTTAATTAGATATTACGTAGCCAAGAATTTAAAAATACTAATAGTCTTTCCTACTACTGGATTGATTCATCAGATGTATAATGACTTCAATGAATATGGATGGAATTCCGAAGAACATTGTCATAAGATTTTCTCTGGTAGAGAAAAAGTAACAGATTTATCAGTTACACTATCTACCTGGCAATCACTTATTACAATGGATAAATCGTTCTTTGATTCTTATGATGTTATTATTATAGATGAGTGCCATTGTGTAAAATCAAAAAGTCTAGTTGATATTATGAAGAAATGCCACAATATCAAATATAGATTTGGTTTTACTGGAACTTTATCAAGCGGTGGAAAAGATGGACAAACTCACGAATGGGTAATTTCTGGACTCTTTGGACCAGCATATAAAGCAGTTGGGACTAAAGAACTGATGGACAAAGGAAGAGCATCTCAACTTGATATACATTGTTTGGTGTTGAAACATCCTCCACAAAAATTTGATACGTATGAAGATGAAATTCAATTTATCATTACTAATGAGAAAAGAAATAATTTCATTAAAAATCTTGCTCTCAGTCTCAAAGGAAATACTCTTATTCTCTTCTCTAGAGTGGAAACTCATGGTCAGCCACTTTATGAGTTGATAAATAGTAGCAGTGAAATCAATCGTAAAATATTCTTTGTTCATGGTGGAGTGAATGCGGAAGAAAGAGAGAAAGTAAGAGAAATTACAGAAAGAGAATCAAACGCAATTATTGTTGCTTCTTATGGGGTTTTTAGTACTGGAGTTAGCATTAGAAATTTACATAATGTAATCTTTGCTTCTCCAAGTAAATCTAGAATTCGTAATTTACAAAGTATTGGTAGAGTACTAAGAAAAGGAAGTAATAAGGATAGAGCCACATTATACGATATTTCTGATGATTGCGCAACAGCTTCTCATAAAAATTACACACTTAATCATTTTCTAGAAAGAGTTAAAATATACAATGAAGAACAATTTGAGTACGAAATTATACCGATTAACCTAACACAATAATGGAAGAAGAATTTTATTCAACAATTAAATTAGTATCTGGTGAAGAGATATTCTCTAAAATATCAGTATCAGAAGAAGAAAATAGAACCTTATTGATTCTATTACATCCGATAGTAATATCAGAAATAAGAACTAGAACTGGTTCTTATGCTTATAAGGTCGAACCCTGGATTAAGACAACCACTGAAGATATGTTTATTATTAATTTGAATACCGTAATAACTATGACTGAATCTTCTGATATAGAAATGATTTCTATGTATCAGGCTTATATGAGAAAGAAAACAAATGAGTTTACATCTCATTCAAGTTATGCTAAAATAGATGAAAGTATGGGTTACTTAGGTAACGTTAATGATACTAAAGAATTACTAGAGAAGATATTTAATACTAATTAGTTTTTACTACGTAAAAACGTTACCGAAGGTAACCTTCCTTGTTGTTTCTTTCCTTAAGTACAGTTAATAACCTTTAGAACTTATTAACTACAACCTGACTTCAAAAGCGACAAACCTATTCTACAGGCAATTCACTATCTTGTCAATAGGCACAAATACCTACTTGCCAAAACTGATATGATGTGCTAAAATAACTACATACTAATGAATAAAAGATAATGATAACAACTGCTGTAATGACTAAAAGAAAAAGAAGCGTTCATTACGTCAACAATAAAGAATTTCTCTCTGCTATGGTTGATTATCGTGTTCTTGCACAGAAAGCAAAGGATGCGGGTGAACCAAAACCAAGAATTCCAAATTACCTTGGTGAGTGTTTTCTTAAGATTGCTACTCATTTGTCCTTTAAGCCCAATTTTGTCAACTACTCGTATAAAGATGACATGATAAGTGATGCGGTTGAAAATTGCTTACAATATTGTCTGAACTTTGACCCAGAGAAGTCATCTAATCCATTTGCTTATTTTACTCAGGTAACTCATTATGCATTTCTTCGTCGTATACAAAGAGAAAAAAGGCAACTAGAAATTAAAAATAAGATTCTAGAGAGAACTGGATTTGATGCGGTATTCACTGATGATAATAATATAGATGGGTCTAATTACAGTGATTATAATAGTATTAAGGAGAACATTCAAACTAAATTGAGAAATTAAACTATTTCTAACTCCAAAGTGTTATAAATAATTATAGTATTGTGGAGTTAGAAAGGGAATGACTAAACCAAAATATACGCCAGAAGAACGAAAACTGGTAATGGCGGAAAATTTAAAAAGGAATAGAGAAAGGGCAGAATCAAAAGGATATACTCAAAAAAGTGCTGCCCGTGAAGAGGCAATTGAGAAAGGTGAAAAAACTTATATCGGAAATACACCATGTAAGCATTGTGGTAGTTGTGAGAAATACGTAAGTTCTTATAACTGTGCTCCGTGTTCTATAAAATCTGGTTTGGAAAAACTTAATAATAAAGAGTTGATGAAACCTTATAGGACAAAAGAAAAACAAAATAATAAAACTTATAGATATAGATCTAAAAAGTTTGGTGAGACGCCAATCCTAACACCCGAAGAACATCAACGTATATTGCTCATTTACAAAGAATGTGGTAGAATTACAGAAGAGACAGGTGTTCTTCATCATGTTGACCACATCCATCCAATCTCAAAAGGTGGTAAATATCACCCAGATAATTTGCAAATTTTGACTGCTACTGAAAATATCCGTAAAGGAAACAAATTATTATGAAAATCGGAATTTTTACGGACAGCCATTTCGGTGCGAGAAAATCATCAAAACATTTTCAAGATTACTTTGAGTTATTTTATAAAAATATATTCTTTCCTAAATTAGAAGAATTAGGTATTGATACTGTTATTCATTTGGGGGACGCTTTTGATACTCGTAAATCTATTGATTTTGGTGGACTAGAATGGACGCAAAGAGTGGTTTTAGAACCACTAAGAAAATATGATGTTCATCTGATTACTGGTAATCACGATTGTAGTTTACGTAATACCAATCGCATAAATTCTCCAGATTTGTTATTGAAGGAATATTCAAATATAAAAGTTTATTCCGAACCAATTGAAGTTATTATAGATAAACTTCCAATTCTTTTTCTTCCCTGGATTAATTCAGAAAATGAAAAGGAATCAATGGATTTAATTCAAAAAACTAAAGTAGATATTGCTATGGGTCATTTGGAATTAAATGGATTTATGGCTCATAAAGGACATACGATGGTTGATGGTAGAGAGCCAGCTATATTCAATAAATTTAAAAAAGTTTTCTCCGGACATTATCATACTCGTTCAGATAATGGGACTATTTTTTATCTTGGAAATACTTATGAGATGTTTTTTAATGACGTTGGTGATACAAGAGGATTTACCATTTTTGATACTGATACTCTAGAACATTATCACGTAAATAATCCATATTCAATGTTTCATCATTTGTACTATGATGATACTCCTTATCAAATAATAAATTTCTCTAAGTATTCTGGTAAGATAGTGAAAGTTATAGTTAGAAAGAAATCAAATGTTAAGCAATTTGAAAAATATATTGAGAAATTATATGAGGCTAATGTTTATGAACTGAAGATAGTTGAGAATTTCTTGATTGATGAGTCTGAGAATTTTGAGGCATTTGAGTCCGAAAATACAATGGACATTCTAAATCGTTATATTGAAGAATCTGATATTGATTTGGATAAATCAAAGATTCAGAATTTGATGAATTTGGTATATCAAGAAGCCTGTGAGTTGGTGTGATGTTCTTAATTACCATAGATGGCTCAGAAGAGGGAGGAGCATTTTCAGTTACAAATTCTGATGATGAAAAGATTATATACATTTTTCAAGAAGAGGATGATGCCGTTAGATACGCTATAATGTTGGAAGATTTGGGATATCCAGAAACTCACGTAATAGAATATGATTCGGAGTTACTGATTAAAACTTGTGAAATAACTGGAAATAAGTACACTGTTATTACTCCTCACGATATGGTTATTCCTCGTGAGAATTTTGTCGTTTTATAGAATTCATTATGATTACATTTCATAAAATTAGTGGTAAGAATTTTTTATCGGTTGGTAATCATCCAATTGAATTTCAGTTGGATAAGAACCATACTACTTGTCTAGTGGGTAAAAATTCTCACGGCAAATCTATCATATGTGACCTAATAACCTTTGGATTATTTGGTAAACCTTATAGACCTATCAATAAACCACAATTAGTTAATTCAATTAATGAGAAGGATTGTTTAGTTGAATTGGAACTTTCTGTGGGGACAACAAAATGGAAGGTGTGTAGAGGAATAAAGCCAAATATTTTTGAAATATATCGTGATGGTAAGTTATTAGACCAAAATTCATCAACTGTTGACCAACAGAAGTGGTTTGAACAATCAGTTCTAAAGATGACTTATAAATCATTTACTCAGATTGCGATTCTTGGAACTAGTAATTTTATTCCTTTTATGCAATTATCATCTGCCAATAGAAGAGAGGTCATTGAAGATTTATTAGATATTAAGATATTCTCATCAATGAATATTGTAGTTAAGGATAAGATTAGACAACTTAAAGTTG